ACGACTTCAAGTCCTACAACTACGCCTCCCACCACCACAACCACTACATCACTTCCACCTCCCACCACGACAACTACTACTACAACTACAACTACAACCACTACTACACCTTCAACCCCCTCCACAACAACCACTACTACAACCCCCTCCACAACCACAACTACTACAACCACTACTACAACCACAACTACTACAACCACTACTACACCCCCAACTACTACAACTTCAACCCCCTCCACAACAACCACTACTACAAGCCCAACAACCACTACTACAACCACTACTACACCCCCAACTACTACAACTTCAACCCCCTCCACAACAACCACTACTACAACCACGACAACTACTACAACCACTACTACAACCACTACTACAACCACTACTACAACTACTAGCGTTATTGAACCTACCCCGACCACGCCGGGCGAGGCTGGCTCCCCAAACCCGTTTGAAGGGGGAGGCAGCCAGTTCGCTTACGCTGAAGATGGGGATTATCTTACAGCAGACGACTTCGTACTCTCAGGCTTTGGTTCTAGGATTCATATCTGGAATATTTCTAATGATTCTCGTCTTCGAGTTTTTAGAACATTCTTAAATGGTAATGATACAAAAACTGAAAGCGTAAACAATAACTGGCACGGTCCAACTGGTCGGTGGTGGAACGGGGCAGCGTGCGACTACTATGGAAAATATGGATTTGCCACAGAGAATAAGTATACTTCATCACAGTTTGATAACCATGGCCCATTCCGTCTAATGGTTGGAGGCGACGGTGATCTAAAAACTCTCGAAGAGACCTCTTATGCTTTAAGCGGTTCAGGAACTTATATCTTAACTGAAACCTCTTCTCTAGATGGTGGTTCGCCTTATGACCAAGTAAACGCGCAAGGTTATCAGATGCCTGCGGATTATGCTTACAGCTTAAGCGATATTACTTTCGCTCAAGCAGTAGGAGATTATGATTTTACTGATCTCCCGACGTATAGCTACACCTCGGCACTACCCGCTTTTGGCAGAGGGCTCGTAGGATATTACCAGGCTCCGGGTAAGAATAACGGGCTAGTAACCCACGCAAGAATGACTGAAGGTACGCCTCTAAAGTGGTACGATGGACAGCTTCACCCAGGGTTTGCTATCCCTCCTCTTCGCCTTGACTGGGAAGGGTATTTCAATAACAGGCTTGATGAGTCTGCTGCATCTCTGTTTGCAAACGCCAAGCATGCAGCCAGTAAGAAAGTAAACTTACTATCCATTCACAAGAGCACAGATACTGAAGGCGGCATCGCTAGAGATACGGATACTTTCCTAACTTCCTTTGGAGTTGGTGTGAGATCACTAAATATATTTGAACTGAATCAGTTAGTATAATGGCAAACATTAACAGAGCAATCAGGCTTTATCAGCCGAACGATCCTTATTATTGGCAAGTCGATAACTTGCCTCTTACTGATTTATTAGATAACGACATTGTTCTTGAAGAGCGTCTCGGCGCTCTAGAAGCGACCGTAAGAGGTTTTGGAGATAGCAACAAAGGAGCTTTCCCTTTCACAGCATTGGCCGATCTAAAGGCATGGGTTGAGCCTACAACGGGAGCAACCGAAGATTTTGGAAAGGTTTACGTTCGTCCTGGAAAATTTAACGCCCGCATGCAGCTTCCCGCGAGTCGAGAAAGTGGTTGGCGAATGATGCGAGATAGCGATGCTAACTTCAACAACACCTCTTTCGATGGAACCCAGGGACTAAATTCCACGACACTTGCGGACGATTTTGTTCGCTTTACCCGAGGCGTTGGCCGTACCTCCGTAGTGGAACTCTATCAGAACAGCGACGGCTCTGATAAATCCGTCGTGATTGAGTCTTTTGATCCTTCGGAGTTCAACGCCAATAGTGCGCCTGCGGAACGTCTGGATCTAGTTTACATTAAAGCCACAGGCGCGCTGGATACCGATCATACAAATATCGGCATTCCACTAGCGTCGGTTGGCATTATCAAAGGCGCGTATTTCAGGACAGACGAAGCTGCGGGAGTTCAAGCTAACGGAAGCAGGTTTGAGACTGAGACTGGGCGTTTGGCGGGTCGTATGACTGGCATGGCATCCTCGGAGATTACTACTGGTACGAACTTCGGCAGCGTACCTTCGCCCGACGACCTTACGAACTTTGCATGGCACCCTCAAGGCGGTGGCCGAACATCTCAGGGCGTCATTCTAGGTCAGCAGGTAGAAACACAAGCTGCATTCACGCTTCCCGTCGCTTACGTCCGAGTTCCTCAAGGGTATGTTACGGGACAGCCAATCCCTATTGAGAACGTACTTGATATTCGTCCGTTCCTTCGTAGCACTGAGCTTACCTACAACGAGCGCGCTGCAATCCTCACTTCTAATAACCCGGCTGGTTCGAACCCGTTTGTAACTGATTCGCGTCTGATGTTTGAGGTCGATCGAATCGACCAGAAAGTTAGTGAGCTTGAGGGTAAGGTTAATCAAAACACCGCGAATGTAGACGCCCTCAATAATACGGTAACTGAGGTCGTGGAGGATGTAACTCAGCTTAAGGTAGATGTTCAGGGCACTGCACCTGGACCTACTCCGAATGGTCTAAACCATGAAGGGCGTATTGCGGCTCTGGAGAACTCAGTGGGCGGCGGTATTTCGATTCCCGTAGAAAGGCATAAGTTCCTACCCACGCAAGAGGTTGTATTTCAATTTGGAAGGGTTAGTAACTTGGGTACTGCCGCCAATCCTAGGGAGTGGGATATTACTACTAAGATCCCTCCTTTTGATCGTCAAGGAATTGTGGCCGTGCAGTTTAGAATTCTTAGTGACGGAGGAGGTAATGATACCGACGACGTTAACCGAGTATACATGCAGGGAGGGTCTCTCCCGTTCCGACTAATTTCGATGTGGGGAGTCGCACAGTCGGGCGGAGATCTTCGAAGGAATTATGGAGGTGTCAATACTTTCTACGCCCCTGTAAATAAATCACTTGCTAACGGCACCGTAGTTCTACGTATTCAGACCTATGCAACCGGAAGCGATGATGTTAACCACACCTTAATTATTGATGGCTACATTACTACGGAATATAACTCTTAGTGTTTGTTTAATGCTAACTCCTGCATGCCAGTCCCTTGAAACCATGCTTTATGGTGCAGGAGGCGCTGCTGCTGGATCCGTCGTTGGTCCTGGGGGCGCTGCTGCTGGCGCGGCAGTAGGTATCGGGGCTTCGCAACTACAGCAGGCCGAACGTGCTAATGTTGATCTTAAAAAGCAGGCGCAACAGAATATTGCGGCTCAGATTCCTCAAAGCCCGTGGCAAGCTTTCGTATCCAGCCTGAGTGCATTACTCCATACTTTGGGTTGGTGGTACGTGATTATCTTTATTCTCGTACCCCTTGTAACGAAGCGAGGAAGAGCCTGGGCAAAGAATTTTATCAGTCTATCGGATACAGCAAGTAAAAAAGAAGTAGACGAATATACGAACCGACTAAATAAACTAGAGGGAATGATTTCCACTCTCGATAAGGAACAGGAACAATGAAATACCTAAACAACGAATCGCAATTCACTCGCGTTTCCGATGCACACGCTAAAAGCCTCATGGAGAGCGCGGGCTATGAAGTGCCCTCCGAGGAGGAAGTTCACGTTGACGTATATGCTTTCGAAGATGCTCGCTTCGCCCTGACCGAAGAGGTCGTTGAGGCTGAAGACGGTCTTCACTATATTCGTCTTCAGGAGCTTGATGAAACCTTCACCGTCTCTCTCGATGAGAGCGGCGAAGAAGTCCTCGTTGAGTTCGTTGAGTTCGATGAAGTCGATTACATCCTCGAAGGTGTTTTCGAAGACGGCGACGGCAATCTTTATGCTTGCATGCTTTCCGAGTCCGACTTCGCTGATGATGAAGAAGTTGACGAGGCATACGACGGCGATATGAAGAAGGAAAAAATGATGCCCGGCAAGCCCAAGCCAGGCATGGACAAGCCAGGTATGAAGGACAAGAAGAAGGACAAGATGAAGGCTATGATGGCCGACAAGATGAAGGCTAAGATGGGCGACAAGCCCAAGCCAGGCATGTCCGACGACGACGGCGACGAGGACTGAAGACATGGATAAGAGTATCATGGCAATGGCTGATGATATTCTTGGGGGTGCCCTTAGCAGCCCGTCCAAGGCTCAGTCACAACTTTCTAACCCTTACAACGAACCGGAGCTTCCTGAGCTTTCGGACAAGCTACGCGAGAGTATGATGAACGAATCCACAAAGCATCTCAATGAGGAGCAATCTTATGACGAGGCCGCTCCTAAGAAAAAGATGAAAGCGGTCGCCAAGAAGAAGACGGCCAAGAAGAAGTCGTGCGGCTCTTCCCGTCTGGGGGAGGCGCAGGTTCAGATCCTTCTACAGGCTCGCGATATTCTTCGTGAAGTTACGGGCGTTGGCGGTATCGGAGTCGGTCCTCAGATGACCGCTTCTCGCGCCTACAGCACTCACGGAGCTGATATGGGCAAGGACACTGTAAAGATCGAGCCCGTGGACAAGGCTCTTAGCAAGGTTGAGAAGGGCAAGGCTAAGAAGAAAAAGAAGGTCAAGAAGGAGTCTTTTGAACTCTTCATCGACGCTATTCTTAACGAAACCCAGGAGATTAAGTGATGCTTATTAGAGATATCTTTTCGTTCGGAGAAATCTCCCTTCTTTCCGAAGGGAAGTCTGGGGGACCCATGAAGTTCAAAGGTATCTTCTCTGAGGCCGAACGTCCGAACGGCAACAAGCGCATCTATAATCGCCCCCTTCTTGAGCGTGAAGTAAAGAAGCTTCAGCCGAAGATCGAATCTCGCCAACTTCTTGGTGAGCTTGACCACCCCTCCGATGAGATTGTTCACCTTGGAAACGTCTCTCACGTTATCACCAAGCTTTCAATGCAAGGTAACCACGTAATGGGAGAGGGTGAGGTTCTGAACACACCCGCCGGAAAAGTTCTTACAGAGCTTCTGAGGGCGGGTGTTAAGTTAGGTATCTCATCGCGAGGTACGGGTTCGATGGACTTAGACGAGTCTGGTTCGAATTACGTCGTAGGTGAGAACTACAACATGATTACTTTCGACATGGTGTCGGAGCCGTCTAGCCAGGACGCTTTCCCTTCCCTTTCCGAGAGTAAACAACTAAACGAACTCCGTGAACCTATCGTGGAAGAGCTTGAGCATTTTCACAATGATCGGATTTACATCACTGCACTCAAGCGGCGGCTGGGCAAACTTTAAAAATAAAATACACTCGCATCAGCCGTATAGTACATACTCGTAGCAACCCAAGATTATCATGAGCACAAATCTCGATAAATTAGTTGAAGCACTCCCCGAAGGTCTCACCGAGGCTGGAATCGAGGAGGTAGCTTCTTTACTCGATGAGGTCGTTGAGGAGCGTGTTGCGGAAGAGGTTGTCATGATTGAGACGAAGGTCAAAGCTTTCCTTCGTACCAAGATTGAGGATCTCAAAGAATCTGCGCGGCAGGAACTTGAGTCGGAAGACAAGATGGTTCGTGCCTACAAGGTGTTCGAAGCCATCAAGACCATCGTCGCTGGTGAGATTGACGGCGAAGACTTCGGTAACGCCGTCGCAGTTCATGAAGCAGCAAACGCGAAGTTGCAGGATGAGCTTGAAGCCGTCCAAACGCAACTCAACGAATCACTTAAAACAGTCAGCCTCCTGGAGTCCAAGTTGGATCACCAAGAGACTGAACTTAGCCAACTCTCAGAGGCACTTGTCGTTGAACAGGAAAAAGCCGAAGTTCCTTTCAAGTCCTCAGAGTCGGCGGTCATGATTACCAACGAGAATCATGAATCCCAAGGTCTTCCCGATTCGGCTCGGGAGAATTTCTTCCTGAATGAGGACGTAATTCGACTGTCCAAACTTCAATAAGGAGCTTTTAAATTATGTTAAACAAAGAAACATCGCAAACTCTAGTTGATAAGTGGAGTCCGATTCTCGAAGGTGTCAGCGACTCGTACACTCGTGAGACTACCGCCGTCCTACTTGAGAACCAAGCTCGTCATATTCTGAACGAGTCTCAAAAGGATGGAATGCTCTCCGAGGCGACCCCAGGCGCAGGGCCAACTACCGTTGGCTCCATTGGCACGTTCCAGAAATTTGCCTTCCCACTTGTTCGTCGGGTCTTCCCCGAACTCATTGCTAACAAAGTTGTTGGCGTTCAGCCCATGCAGGGTCCTGTTTCCCAGATCTTCTATCTTGGATACGACCGCCTGACTGATGAGCGTCGTCAGACTATCTACGGCAAGTACGACCTTACCTACGCTCAGCGGACCATCCTTGACGCAAGCTCTCAGTACGCTACTGGGTCCTCGCTCGATGACCTTGTTGATACTGGCGAGCTTTCGGCGCTGAACACCACGAGCGGCCTGCTCTCTGGTGACGTTTCGCGTCCTTCTGCTACCGTTGGTGGTCAAATTGCTTCGTTCCCCCTTTCCTCGACGACTGTCGGCTTCGACGTTTCGAGCGGTGAGGTTCTTGGTAAAACAATTAACTTCCCCACGGGACTTAGCACACTTGCAGATATCTCTGCATTTGACGCTACTCCAAACGGAGTAATCCCTGAGATTAACTTCCATATCGAGCAGCAGCCCGTTACTGCCCGTACTCGTAAGTTCCGCGCTCTGTGGACTCTTGAGGCGGCTCAGGACCTTCGTGCTTACCACAACCTCGATCTTGAGCGTGAACTTACTGACCTTCTCGGTAAGGAAGTTGCCCTTGAGATTGACCGTGAGCTTATCGAGGATATGCGCGGTATTGCTTACGACATCACTGGTGGTGGATTCGAGCGCAGCCTGATGGACATGCCTAACAGCAACCTGATTACGGGTGCTGGTCGAAATGGTCAGGCTTTCGATCCTAGCTCGTTCACCTATGACATCACTGGTGCTGGACAGGCTCCAGGCGGCGGTCTTTACCAGACCCGCAAGAACGTCTTCTTCGTAGACTTTGCTTCGACGGCGCTCAACCTTGCTCCCCGTCACGTTGGTCAGGCTTACGCGAACCTTCTCGCTACCCTGAACTTCGCTTCGCAGGACATCTACAAGACGACCTACCGTGGTGCTGGTAACTACATCATCACCTCTCCGTTCGTCGCTGCTATCCTTAACTCTGCCTCCAAGCTTGAGGGCGGTGTCAGGGCTGGTAACTGGGAAGGTCAGCTTGGCGCAAACATCAACTACGCTGGTAAACTCCAGGGCATGTTCGATGTCTACGTCGATCCTCTCTACCCCGATGACGAAATTCTCATGGGTTACAAGGGTAGCTCCCCAATGGACGCGGGCTTCGTGTACTCTCCGTACATCCCACTCCAGATGCTTCCCACGATCACTGATCCTGAGACCTTCCAGCCCCGCAAGGGTCTGCTCACTCGCTACGGCAAGGCTGCTGTGACTCCCGAGTCTCGCTTCTTCCGTATCATCCGAATCATCGGTGCGGGTAGCAACTTCCTCTTCCGTCCGGGTGCTGTTGGTGGTAACTCCTGAGTAATCCCCACTAACTAACTAATAAGAGAGCCGTGCTTTTTCAAGTGCGGCTCTCTTTATTTCTCTATATACATTGGAGGATATGTTATGAAATATATTAACACCCAACAAACGCCCGTTCGGTTATGGACATCCAAAGGCGTAGTTACACTGGACGGTCTTTGCACCCTTGAACTGGATGAGCTTGTTTCAACTCCTAGCTTCGTTAAAGTTGAAGGCGCTAAAGCCAAAGCCCCTGTTGTAACCGAAACTACCACTGAAGAAACCACCGTAGAAAAAACGACAAAAGCTCGCCGCCGCAAGACCACTACTGAGAAGGAGTGAGTAGATGAGTTATAGGCCCTTCAAACCTCAAACTAGGTATGGCAATACTTTCGGTCAAGTGAGCGGAAGTTATTCGATCCTAGAGCAATGGGACTATCCTGGCGATGTCGATTACGATAATATGAATCGTCGTCGATTTAAGAATGAGGCCCATTTCTCAGATTTCTATGAGTCGATTAAAGATTTTGTTTTAGCGCGCTTAGGCTTTCCTGTTGTTCGAGTAGAGCTTACGGATTTTCAGATCCAGACGGCAATTGACGAGGCTATCTCAAAGCTAGACTACCATGCACCTGACTGGTGTACTCAATTCTGCACCTTTGCAACTAGGAGCGGTGTTTCTTTGTACGAACTACCTTCGGTAGTAACAAATAACTTTAGAAACGCAGTATACCGAAAGAATCTTTTAAGTCTCAGCCAAGGTAATGGAACTCTAGAGTTTGATTTCTTTATCAAGTACTTTCAAGATAACTTCTTATTCAGGGATTTCTCTGTAGGAGATTACTATGTCACCATCTCACACCTGGAGATGATGAGAAAGATTCTCGGTAACGACGGTACGTTTAATATTGTAAACAATAAATATCTAAACATCGCACCTCCTCCCACCATTGCTGAAGAAGTTCTTGTGGAGTTCAAGGCGATTGATAGTACTTCTCTGCACCCATACTTTGTTAACTGGATTCAGCGATTCAGCCTTGCTATCTGCAAGGTGATCCTGGGACAGATTCGCGGTAAGTATCAGCAGTTGCCTTCTCCTGCTGGAGGCGCGACGTTGAACGGCGATGCTTTGATAGAACAAGGCAATAAAGAGCAAGAGCAACTTGTCGAGCAGCTAATGACCGAGATTGAAGAGCCTCCCGCATTTAGTACCTTCTAATGTCGAAAAGAAAACAGTTCAGAACGAATCATGAAATCGTAGGGGACACCGCGTCGGAGTTCAACGATATGTTGAATCTATACGACCTGGAGAACCCCGACATTGAACTGTTTAATATGGTGGACGACGAGCTTATTCGTCTTGGCGGCTCCAAGATTCTGCTGTATAAGTTTTTCCGGCGAGAGAGTATGGCTGACGATCTGTATGGAGAGGCTTCCCAGAAGACGATCTCTAATACCCCCGTCGTACTTCAAGGCCATTACGAGCCTCAGGCGTTAGAAGAAAACCTTACTGAGTTTGGCATCGAAGTTACTAGCGAGCAGATCTTTACGTTTAACAAAAGTTATATCGAGAAACTTGTTGGACGCCCTCTCATCCCAGGAGATATTCTACAGCCTCAGTTCCAAAACCTCAAGTACGAAGTCTTCGAGGTTCAAGAAGATCAGTTCGATGTTTATGGCGTTTATCATCTAAGCTGTGCTGCAAGGGTCCTTCGCGACGATGAAGATATTCTTCGCACAGATGAAGCTTTCCCGCAGGATGAGGTGTACTAATGGCTGGCGCATACTGGACAATTGATGCGATCCGTGATGAGATGCAGGCATTGCGAGACACTGCAACGTTTCAAAAGCCTGATTTCTATCGCGCATTTACACGACGAATCAAAGAGCTTTTTGGCGACCTTCAAGTTTTGAAAGGCGATGAGACGCTGCGTACTGTAGACATCATTTACGCCAACCCTGAGCGAGCCATCGCTAAGATCATGGAGGGTAAGTCTACTCAGCTACCTCTTCTGTCTTTGCAACTAGATGGCATTGAACTTGCCAATGATCGTAGAAAGCCCATGGAGGCTTTGGTCGAAAAAAAGTATTGGCTTTCTGATAAGCAGAGAGCCGTGCGTTACATGGCGCTTGCGCCTGTGGCAGCAAACTTATCCTTCGCTGTCAATATCTGGGGTAAGTACGTCGAAGAGGTGAACCAACTTACGGAGCAGGTACTTCTCAAGTTCCGTCCTAACCTTCCGATTGATATTCGACCTGATGAAGTCTACCAGTCCTTCATCAAGGATGTGTCTGATTCTTTTCAGGTAGACATTGGTGATAAAAAAGATCGCGTTCTCAAAAGGATCGTTCGTTTCAATGTGGAATCTTACATACCAAGCAAGGTTTTTAAGTTTACCAATACAGGAGAAATCGTTACGATGAACTACGAGGTCTACCTCGAAGAGACAAACGGTCTTGAGACATTGGAAAGTTTTCTAGGTAAAGGAGCCCCCTTGCCTAAATCAAGTTAAAAAAATCTACGTTACCTGGACACTATCCTGTCTAAATACAATAGAGGTAAATCTAATGACAAATCACGTAAAAATCAAAAACCTAACTCACCAAGGTCTTGAGATTGTTGCACGCCAACCCTCTGGACAGTACGACCACATTTGGTTGGAGTCCAAGAAATCTGTCGTCATTCCCGCTAACGCCGTTACTCAACTCATTCGGAATATCGAGCAACGCCAAATGGTGAAGATTACAAACGTCTAATAGGAGAACACTAAAATGCCCGCATATGTAAGCCCCGGAGTCTATGTAATTGAGAAGGACTGGTCAGACTACAGCCCCTCTCTAAACTCAACAAACGTTGGTGTAATGGGTTTCGCCTCTCAAGGTCCTACCGGAAAGGCAACCCTCATCACCAACGCTGACCAACTACTCACCACCTTTGGCCGTCCTGATGATGTCGAAGGCGGTCAAGGTATCATTGGTGCGTATCACATTCTTGATCGCACGAACACGGTATACTTCACTCGCGTAAACACCGACGATGCTGAAGTGGCCGATGTTGGCGTTCATATCGGTAACTGCCCTCATGTTGCCACAGCCCAGGATCTTGATCCCGCTAAGTTCAGCTTCTTCGCCATTGAGGTAGAAGACGGTGCGGGTAACTCGAAAACAACTACCCCTCAGTTCGTGAGCGTTCTTCAGGCGAGTTCTTACTTCTCCGGCGCGACGGCAGCAGACGCTGTAGTAACGGCTGTAAACCAGTCAACTAGCCCGACCTCACCCTTCAGTTTCCGTAAGACCGCTGCTTCGGCTGGAGACTTCATTGGAAGCTACGCGGGCTCTGGTGCGACCGTAAAGGTTTACGCTTGGCAGCACGACTCCGCATTCCCAAGCATTCCTGCGGGCACGGCCATCTCAGATCTTGCAAGTTTTGACGCTACTGCTTTCTCTTCAACCAACTCAGTAGCCCTTAGCTCGCACAGCGGCTTTGGCTACGTCGGGTCGGGCGATGGTAGTGGCGGGGTTACTAGCTCTGGCCTTACCCTCATCCCCGATAACCTCTCAGGAGGAGCCTACGTTACACGCACCCTGTACCCTGGTGCTGGGTATAACTACAGTTCTCTAGTTACCTCTTACGGTCTAAAAACTACAGGTCTTCAAGATAGCGTAGTAGCCTCTCAGGCCGCAGACACCACATTCAACTTGTTGATTGGCGGTGGTGCTGAAGAGTCTAACCGAGTCCAGCTAGTTAAGGATACTACAGGGATCGACCTGAACCCTGAGGCTGTTATCAACAGCACTACAGACGAAACAAACAAAACCTCTGACTACATCGTTGGCGAATTTGCCGTAGACTTGTCCAGCCGAGATGATGTTCTTTGGACTTTGCCCTCTGCATGGGGCGGCGGG